GGGCGAGCACGTCCCGGTCGACGGCGAGCTGGTGCTCTTCGTCGCCGACATCGCGTACGCCCAGAAACCGTAGGAGGTCGCCGTGCTGGTGAGCGCCGGCCGCCTGGTCTCGAAGACTCCGACCTTTCCCGGGGTCACCTCGGACTGGTTCTACGACTACGAGCGGTCTCGCGCCGGCATGGCCTACAACCTGCTCTACCGGCGCCAGCTCTGGGTCGGCGTGGTCGTCAACAAGCGCGCCCGCGGCACCGCCCGCCTACCGCTGAAGGTCTACGAGCGCGACGACCTGAACCGGCCCGAGGCCCGCAACCACCCGTACGCCCAGCTCTTGCGCAAGCCACACCCCACGATCTCCCCGTACCGCTTCTGGGAGTGGACCAGCAGCACCTACGACGTGTTCGGCGAGGCCGCCTGGCTGAAGCAGCGCGACCGCGGCAACCGGCCGGTGGCGCTCATCCCGCTGCACCCGACCGCCCTGGACTACCGGGACGGGAAGTGGTTCTTCGACAACGGGAAGACCAAGCTCGACGGGATCGACCCGGCCGACCTGGTGCACTTCAAGACCTACAACCCGGACGACGCGGCCCGCGGCCTGTCCCCGCTGGAGCGCCTACGGGACACGCTGGAGAACGAAGCCGCAGCCCGGTCGGCGACGTCGTCCTTCTGGCTGAACGGCGCCCGGCCCGGCTTCGCCCTGACCCATCCGAACAACCTGTCCGAGCCGGCGCAGACCCGGCTGCGCGCCCAGTGGGACAGTCAGTACGCGGGCGCCGGCAAGACCGGCCGGACCGTCATCCTCGAAGAGGGGATGGAGCCGAAGCCGCTCACGATCTCGAACGAGGATGCGCAGTACATCGAGACCCGGAAGTTGAACCGGGAGGAGGTGTGCGCCGAATACGACATACCACCCCCGGTGGTCCACATCCTCGACCACGCTACCTATTCGAACATCACCGAGCAGATGCGCAGCATGTATCGCGACACGATGGCCCCGCACCTCAAGGGGTTCGAGTCGGACCTCGAGACCCAGCTCCGGGCGCCGGACTTCGGCGAGGAGGTGTACGCCGAGTTCCTGATGGACGAGGTGCTCCGCGGCGACTTCGAGCAGCGCGCCGAGGCCTACAAGGCGGCCGACTACATGACGATCGCCGAAAAGCGCCGGGCCGAGAACCTCCCGTACATCCCCGGCACCGACGTGATCCTGGTGAACACCGCCAGCCAGCCGCTCGACCAGCTCACCGCGCCGCCGGCACCCGTCCCGGTCCCGGCCCCGTCGGTCGAGCCGACCGTGATCGAGGCCGAGGCGGTCCGGCTCGATCAGGTCTCGGTGCGGTCGATCATGGGCCGGCTGTCCTGGCAGACCGAGCTGGGTCAGGTCGAGCCGGCCGAGCTGGTGAAGGGCCTCGCCCCGGCCGACGCCGCCCTGGTGCTCGGCGTGCTCGCCACCTCGCGCGAGGTGCCCGAGCTGAAGGCCCGACTTCGGGCGATGACCGCAAAGGAGATCGGCCGGTGAACAAGCGGTACGCGCTCGCCTCGGTGAAGGCGCCCGACGGCGAGGCCCCGGACGCCTTCCCCGGCGAGTTCGACGTGATCCTCTCCACCCCCGAGCTGGACCGCGACAAAGAGTCGATCGAGGCCCGGGCGTTTGAGCCGTTGCCCGAGCACATGACCTTCGACGTCGACCACGGCATGACCACCGAGACGACCGTCGGGTCCGGCGTGCCGACGTACGAATCGGTCGACGGCGTCGAGGTGTTGCGGGTCCGCGGCACCTGGTCGTCCCTGCCCCGGGCGCAGGCGGTCCGGACGCTGGTCAAAGAAGGCCACATCCGGACCACGTCGGTGGCCTACATGGACGCCGTCTATGAGCAGAAGGACGGCGTCCCCACGGTCACGAAGGCCGAGCTGCTGAACGGCGCCTTCGTCGCGATCCCGTCGAACCGCGGCGCCCGGGTGCTCAGCGCGAAGGCGTACGCCGAGCGCCTGGCCGAGGCCGGCCCGGTGCTGAAGGAGACGAAGGCCGACCGGCTGCAGCAGATCCACGACCTGTCCGTCGGCAACGGCGCGACCTGCTCGACGAAGACCGCCCGCGGCGCCCGGGCCGGCAAGGTCCCCGGCATGTCGAACCGCGACCTGGAGGCGGCGCTCGCCGCCACCGTCGAGAGCGTGCACGGCGGCGACCGGCGCTGGACCTGGGTGCGCGACTTCGGCGACGACTGGGTCGTCTTCACCGCCGACGGGATGGACCCGGTCGGCATGTTCCGCCAGGCGTTCAACGCCGACGGCGGCGTGATCACCCTGGACGGCGCCGCCGAGCCGGTGCGCGCCCGGACCGTCTACGAGCCGTTGCCCGAGCAGGACGACGGCACCCCGATCAAGAGCACCACCGAGGGCACCCCCGAGACCGCCGACACTCCGTCCGCCAAGTCTCCGGCCAGCGCCGTCACCCGGGCACGTCTTGCACTCGGCGAGGCCGCCCTCACGCTCAGCATTCGCTGAAGCGTGGACCCCACGACAGCACCCGGGAGGGTGAACGATGGCCACGAACCGTGAGCTGCTGGAGCGCGAGGTTCACGCGCTGCAGACCTTCGCCGACGAAGTGGATCGCCGCGGCGTCCAGACCGGCGAGGACACGACCAAGCTGACCGCCATGGCCACCGAGGTCATGCGGCTGAAGGGCGTCGTCGAGCAGGAGGCCAAGACCACCGGCACCCTGACCGACGCGAAGGCGTTCCTCGCCTCCCTGGCCGAGCCGGCCGACGGCGAGCTGCAGAAGTCGGCCGCCGCGACGGCGAAGCTCACCATCGGCGGCCTGCCGATGGACACCCAGGCGAAGACCTTCGGCCAGCTCTTCACCGAGTCGGAGCAGTTCGGCGAGTTCCGGAAGCGCTACGGCGGCCGGGACGGTGTCATCCCGGACTCGGTGAAGGGCATCCAGTCGCCGACGTTCTTCCTGCCGGGTACCGGCTCGAAGGCGCTGATCACCGGCACCTCGGATACCTCGGCTGGCGCGTTCGTCCGCAACGACATCTACGCACCGGTCACCGACCTGATCGGTGAGCGGGAGCTGACCGTCGCCGACCTGGTCACCCGCGGCACCACCGACTCGGACACCATCGAGTACGTCCGGATCACCGGCAAGACCAACAACGCGGCCCCGGTGCCGGAGGCGACCTCGGCCGGCCAGCCGGCGGCGTACAACGCGCCGACCGGCCCCGAGCTGACGGCCGGCGGTTACAAGCCGGAGTCGGGCCTCGCGCTGGAGAAGGTCACGACCACGGTTAAGACCCTGGCGCACTGGCTCCCGATGACCAAGCGGGCGGCCAGCGACGCCGGCCAGGTCCGGACCCTGGTCGACGGCTTCCTGCGCTACGGCCTGGCCGAGGAGCTGGAGGACCAGATGCTCACCGGGTCGGGGACCGGTGAGAACTTCCAGGGCATCCTGAACGCCGGGCCGCTGACCGTCGGCTCGGCCGGCACCGACATCGACGCGGTGGTCGACGCCATCCGGACCGTCCGGGTGACCGGCCGGCGCCGGCCGTCGGCGATCGTGATGCACCCCAACGACTGGTACTCGACCGGCTTCCTGCTGGCGAAGGACACCCAGAACCGCTACCTGGTCGGCGACCCCCGGGCCACCCTGGAGCAGCTCAACACGCTCTGGGGGATGCGGGTCGTGGTCACCGAGGCGCAGACCGAGAACACCGCCCTGGTCGGCGACTTCCGGTTCGCGGTGCTGTGGGAGCGCGAGGGCGTGTCGATCAGCGTGTCCGACTCGCACCTCGACTTCTTCACCCGGAACCTGCTGGCCATCCTGGCCGAGATGCGTGCCGGCTTCGGCGTGCTCGACTCGCAGGCGTTCTGCACCATCACCGCGGTCTGACCGGCGCCCGGCCGGCGGGGCCGATGATGGACCCGCCGGCCGGACCTGGCCGACTCCACTTCCAGCCCGAGGAGGGCAACCACCATGGCGCGAGCCAACAGCGGGTCGGCGCAGGCCGACCCGCGTACCCCCGACACCGACGCCGACAAGGCGGCCCCCGACACCTCGCCAGCCACCGTCGGCGCCGGCCCGCAGGACCGTGACGCACGGGCCTTCGGCACGATCGACACCACCGGCGTCACCGAGGCCGAGGAGGCCGGCCCCGGGGTCGTCGAGCCGGTCCGGGTCGAGTCGGTCACCGGTCCGAAGAACACCACCTTCGCCGAGCGGGCCGCGGCCCGTCGGAAGGTCGTCACCGACGACAGTGAGCGCGTCGGCGAGAAGTGATCAGCTCCCCGGCCGGGGGCCTGCCCGCGTAGGGGAAGCGTGCGGCGGGCACCCGGCCGGGGCTCCAGCTCGAACCTGAAGGGGATCTGATGGCGGTAGGAATGGCTCCGGCGCTGGCCAATGAGGTGCTCAACGCGCTGTGTCGGAACAGCGCGCTGTCCCTGCTGCCGAACGCCGCTTTCTGGGTGAAGCTGCACGTCGGCGACCCGGGTGCCGCCGGCACGGCGAATCCCGCCGGCAACACGACCCGGCAGCAGATGACCTTCGGTACGAACGCGGTCAGCGGCCTGATCTCGAACACCGTCCTGGCCACCTGGGCGACGGTGCCGGCGACCGAGGACTACACGCACTGGTCCGGCTGGACGCTCGCGGCCGGCGGGACTTTCCTCTGGTCCGGCACGACCGCGGCCAACCCGGTCATGGTCGGCGACGACTTCGTCGCTGCGATCGGAGACCTAGACCTCACCCTCTCCGTCGCCGCCTGACATGCCCGCGCCGACCCCGGTCGGGTCGCCGGTCATCGCGACCAGCGGGGCGGCCAACGTCTCGACGATGGACACCGCCCTTCCCGGGGCGGCGGCGGCCGGCGACTTGGCGGTGCTGTTGCTGCGCACCGTCCCCGGGGCGGCCGTCCTGACCGGGCCGGGCGGCACCGAGCATCACAACGCCGACTTGGGCAACGCCCGGTTGGGCCTCTGGTCGAAGGTGCTCGACGGCGCCGACATCACCGCCGGCAAGCTGACCGTGACCCGGGCGACCTCGGCGGCGTACGCCTCGGTGCTCAAGGTGTGGCGCGGTGCCGCGGTCGACCAGGTCTCGGCGACCGGGTCATCCGGCACGATCTCGACCACGGCGACGCTGCCGGCGATCACCCCCGGGGTGGCCGACGCGCTGCGGGTCGGCGTGATCGCCTGCCGGACCGACGCGACCGGGGTGTCGACCACGTTCACCCACCCGGGCGGTTGGACCGAGGTCGGCGACATCTCCGACACGGTCGCCGGCCGTCGCGGCACGGCGTGGTTCGGCGAGATCCAGCTCACCGGGCAGAACGGCGTCCCGCAGGGCACGGTGGCGGTGACGGCGTCCGGCGCCGGGATGACCTGGGGCGCGCTCTCCCTCACGATCACCGGCACCGCGGCTACCGTGTCCGGCACGCTGGCCGGCAGCTCGACCGCCGATGGCGTGCTCGCCGCCATGGTGCGGCGGGCCGGGCAGCTCGCCGGGTCGGCCACCTCGACCGGCGTGCTGGCGGGTCGGGTCGTCCGGACCGGTGCGCTGTCCGGTCCGGCCGGCTCCACCGGTGCGCTCGCGGGCACCGTCCGCCGCGGCGGCACGCTGGCCGGCAGCGTGGTCGCCAGCGGCACGCTGGCCGGCACGGTGACCGCCGGAGGCACGACGGTCGCCGGCACGCTGGCGGGCAGCTCAGCGGCTTCCGGCACCCTCGCCGGCCGGGTCCGCCGGTCCGGCGCGCTGGCCGGCAGCTCGGCCGCCGCCGGCACGCTCGCCGGCCGGCCGCGACACGCTGGTGAGCTCGCGGCCTCGGCCGGCGCGACCGGCGTCCTGGGCGGCACGGTCCGCCGGTACGGTGCGCTGGCCGGCGACGTGATCGCCGCCGGCACGCTGGCCGGGACGGTCCGAGGCCCGTTCACGGTCGGCGTGCTGGTCGGCTCGACCAGCTCGGCCAGCCTGACCGGCTCGACCAGTTCGACAACCCTGACCGCGACCAGCAGGAAGGCGGGGCCGACGTGAGCAGCTACCCGCTGGGCCAGCCGTTCCGGCTCGACCTCGAGGTCCGGGACCTGGCCGACACGCTGGTCGACCCGACCTCGGTCGTTCTGACGTTCCGCTACCCGGACGGCACCGACGTCGCCGGCCCGGCCGCGGTCCGGGACAGCCTGGGGAAGTACCACGCCGACGTCGGCGACCTGACGACCCTCGGGCACTACCGCTATAAGTGGGTGACGACCGGCCCCGGGGCAGGGGTGAGCACGGGCGAGGTTGACATAACCGACCCGTTCGGGCCGGAGATCGTCACCCTGGCCGAGGTCAAGGCGCACCTGAACATCCGGAGCGACAACGGCGCCCACGACGCCGAGCTGACCGACTTCATCGCCGCGGTGCCGGCGGTGATCGAGCGATGGGTCGGGCCGCTCGGCCCGGTCGAGCACACCGAGATCCTGTACGGCTCGCCGATGATCGTGGCGCACCCGCCGATCCTGGAATTGGTCAGCGTCACCCCGTACGGCGGGACCGCCTTCGACCTCGCTGACCTGGTCGTCGACAAGCCGGCCGGCCTGATCCGGCAGGCAACCGGCACGACCTGCTGGCGGGTCACGGTGGTCTACACCTCCGGCTACGCCGCGGTGCCGCCGGCCTTGAACCTGGCCGCCCGGGTGATCATCGAGCACTGGTGGAAGTCGCAGCGCGCCGCCGGCACCGGCAACATCCGGGGCGGCGACGAGTACGCCGACACCGCGTCGGTGCCGGGGATGGGGTTCGCGATCCCCCGGTACGCGGTCGAGTTGCTGGAGCCGTTCCGCACTTCGACGGGGCTGCACTGATGGCCGTCGAGACCAGCGCGATGTTCGCCGCGGTCGATGCGCTGATCGACCTGCTGGAGAGCGACCCGGAACTGTCCGAAGTGGACGTGCTCGACGGGCCGCCGTTGGACTGGGACGCGATGACCCCGGCCGAGGGGCAGCGGGGCGACGGCTCGGCCTGGCTGGTCATCGGCGCCCAGCCGGACGGGGACCGGGCCGTCGAAGGCGGTCAGGAATGGGGTGCCACCGGAACCGGGATGAGCCACAGCCGCGACGAGCGATTCGCGATCCTCTGCACCGCGGTTGCCTACAACGGCGGCCAGGACACGAAGGCGACCCGGGACGTCACGAAGGCGCTAACCGCCCGGGTCGAGACCCTACTTCGCGAGGACCCGACCATCGGCGAAACGGTGCTCTACTCCGAGTTCGGCGGGATCACCGAGCTGAATCAGGCCCGGTCTTCGAAGGGCATCACGGTCGACGCCCTGTTCTTCATCGCCGCCCGCGCCTACCTGAACGCCTGAGAGGACGCACCATGCCGGACACCGCCAAGTTCCGCTACGTCGGCGACGAGCCGAGGTCGGTTTCGATCCTGCCGGCCGGGGCGCTGCGCCGGCTGGAGCCGGACCAGCTCTTCGAGGTGCCGGCCGAACACTGGGCGTCCTACGCCTGTCAGCCGAAGCTGTTCGAGGCGCTGTCCGAGGACCCCGAGCGCGTCGGTCAGGAGAAGGTGCTCGCCGACGTGGACGGCGACCCCGAGGCCGCCCGCCGTGCGCTCGACGACGAGCGCCGCGCGCTGAAGCCGCGGCGCCGGCTCATCGCCGAGCTGGAGAAGATCGTCAGCGCGCCGGCCCTGGACCCGCTGGCCAACGTCACCCGTGAGGGCGACGGCGACGCCCAGCCGGCGCCGGCCGAGGGACCGGCCGAGCCGGCCCCGGTGGACGGCAGCACCGACAACGCGACCGAGCCGGCGCCGCCGGCCGAGGACACCTCGAATTAATTCCGTCCACATCGGACGGTTCGACCGAGTAGACAGGGAGTCGCCCCGATGGCGATCGGTTCCGGCATCGGCAGCCAGTTCGGTATGGCTCCCGAGACCACCTACGGCACGTACGTCGCCCCGACCCGCTTCTACGAGGCCCGGTCCGCCCGGGTCTCCAAGGTGAAGAACACCGCGAGTTGGGACGGCCTGGCCGCCGGCCGCATGGTCGACCGGGCCGACGGCCGAGCGGTCACCACGAAGGGCGGCCGGGTCGAGCTGTCCGACCTGGTGTGCACCACGAAGGACATGGGCCTGCTGCTCAACCTGATCATGGGCGGTACGGTGGCCCCGGTCCAGCAGGCGGCGACCGCGGCCTGGCTGCAGACCCACCCGCTGGCCGACACCTACGGCAAGATGGCGTCGTGCCAGTCCGGTGTCCCGCTGGTGGGCGGCACCGTCACCCCCCGGACCGCCCTGGGCAGCAAGGTCACCTCGGCCACCTTCGCCTGCGCCGTCGACCAGCTCGTGACGGTCAGCGTCGAGATGGATGCCCGGGACGTCGTCGATACCGAGGTGCTGGCCGCGGCCAGCTACGGCACCGCCCGTCGGCCCTTCCACTTCGGACAGATGGCGGTCAAGACCGGCGCCACCGTGGCCGGCGCCACCGCTGCCGACGGCGTCCGGGGCTTCTCCCTGACCGTCGAGCGCAACATCAAGATCGACCAGTACTACGCGAACGGCGCCGGCCTGAAGGACCAGCCGGTGACCGCGAACAAGGTCGGGATCACCGGCACCCTCAACACCGACTACAAGACCGCGGCGCACTGGGCGGACCGGTTCCGGGACGACTCGCAGTTCGCCCTGGTCGTCGAGTTCGTCGGGGCCAACATCGCCTCGACCTACTTCGAGACCTTGCGCTTCGCCTTGTCGGCGATCTATCTCAACGGGGACAGCCCGGGGATCACCGGGCCGGACGTGGTGCAGACCGACTTCCCGTTCCAGGCGTACTTCGACCTGACGAACCCCGCCCTGTCGATCGACTACATGTCGACGGACGTCGCGCTGTGACCCCGGGCCAGGTCGCCTACGAGACGTACGCCGCTGCGGCCGGCGGCCGGTCGATCGTCACCGGCGACGTGCTGCCGGCGTGGGCCGACCAGGCCCCGACCATCCGGGAGGCGTGGGAGGCGGCGGCCGAGGAGGTGCTTCGAACCGACCGGGTCCACCGCGGCGAGCACGGCGAGCTGATCACCCTTCCGCCCGGCACCCCGCAGCCCGGCTGACCGGAGGTCCGAAGTGGACTTCCGGATGCACGGGTCCGATGAGCTGGCCGCGGTCGCCCGGCGGTTCCGGGACGCCGGGGACCGTGGCCTTTCCAAGCAGTTCCGAGCCGGCTTGAATCAGGCCGCCCGGCCGGCCGTCGAGGCGACCCGCCGCGGCTTCCGTGACCGCCTGCCGTCCAAGGGCGGGCTGAACGAGCGCATAGCGTCTGGGAAGATCACCTCGAAGGTGACCACCCGGGCCGATGGCGGCGAGCTGGTCATCACCGCGAGTGCCGGGGTCGACATGCCGGCGCTCGACGGGGGCCGGCTCCGGCACCCGGTGCACGGGCACCGGGACCGCTGGGTCGAGCAGCACATCCGTCCCGGAGCGCTCACCGACACGATGCAGGAGCACGCACCGAAGGTGTTCGACGAGGTCGTCGAGGCCGCCTTCGACATGCTCGACAAGCTGTAACCGTCCACCGAGGAGAGACCACGCCATGCTGCGCATCACGCTCGCCGACGAGACCTGGACCTTCGACGAGGAGTCCATGCTCAACACCGAGGCCATCGCGCTCAAGCGCACCACCGGCCTCACCATCTCCACCCTCCTCGGCGGGATCTACACCGGCGACCCCGAGGCGATCACCGCGCTGGTCTGGCTGTGCCGGCGCCGGGCCGGGGTCACCGACGACACCGACGACGACAACCGGTACAGCAAGATCGTCTTCGACATCGCCGACTTCGACTGGGACCCGATCGACGACGAGGGCCGGGTGCTGCGCTTCAAGGACGGCGTGATCGTCAGCCGTGACGGCGTGCCCGAGCCGGCGCCCGAGGGTGGCGAGGAGGGCGAGCCGGACCCTACGGTGCCGCCGAGCGAGGAGAGCTAGAACGCCGCACGGCGGCGATGGTCGGCCCGTTCGCGCTCTACTTCGGCATCCGGCCCTGGGAGCTGCGGGCCGATCTGCTCACCCACGATGAGTTCCTCGCGCTGGAGCGCCTGGCGCTCGAGCTGATGCGGAAGAAGGGCGGCGGGGGAGGTGGCGGATAAGAAATACGTCTTCAGGTTCGCCGGCCGGGATGAGGGCGTCGCACGCACCCTGGACAAGATCGGCGAGTCGGCCGGCGACGCCGCCGACGAGACCTCGAAGCTATCCGCCGGCCAGCTCGAACTGCGCGAAGCCGCCCTCAAGGCGCAGCAGGCCGAAGACCGGCTGGCCACCGCCCGCGAGAAGCTGTCCAAGGTCACGAAGCTGGCCGCGGCCAGTGATCAGGACAAGCGCCGGGCGGCGCAGGCGGTCGAGGCCGCCGAGATCCGCCACGAGAAGGCGCTGCGCGGCGTCGCCGACGCCGCCGACCTGGCCCGCCGGTCGGTCACCGAGGCCGGCGACGCCGCCGACAAGGCCGGCGAGAAGGCCGAGGGCGGTGCCCGCGGCTTCCTCTCGTTCTCCAAGAAGCTCGGCGGCGGGCTGAAGGGCGGCCTGGTCGCCGGTCTGTCCGGCCTGCCCGTGGCGGCGATGGCCATCGGCGCGCTCGCCGGCACCGCCCTGATCGCCGGGATCAAGAAGACCCTCAATGTCCAGGACTCGACGGCGAAGTTCAAAGTCCAGCTCGGCCTGACCGAGAAGGAGTCGAAGCGGTCCGGCGAGGTGGCCGGCCGGCTGTACGCGGGCGCCTACGGCGACTCCATGGACCAGGTCAACACCGCCATGCGCTCGGTGATCGCCAACGGCGCCGTGCTGCGCGGGGCGATGTCCGCCGACCTGGAGGACGTCACCGGCAAGGTCCTCAACCTGGCGAACACCTTCGACCAGGACCTCGGCGCCACCACCCGGGCCGTCGGCCAGATGATCCGGACCGGCCTGGCCAAGGACGGCAAGGACGCTCTCGACATCCTCACCCGGGGATTCCAGACCGGACTGGACAAAGCCGAAGACCTGCTGGACACCACGAATGAGTACGGCACCCAGTGGCGGAAGGTAGGCCTCGACGGCCGGACCGCCTTCGGCATGGTCTCGCAGGCGCTTCGAGCCGGTGCCCGGGATGCCGACATCGCGGGCGACGCGATCAAGGAATTCTCGATTCTGGCGATCGACACGAAGTCGACCGCCGGGCCGGCATTCAAGGCGCTCGGCTTCGACGCCGAGGACATGGCGGCGAAGATCGCCCGCGGCGGGAAGTCGGCGGCCGGCGGCCTGGACGAGACCCTCGACCGGCTGCGAAAGGTGAAGGACCCGGTCAAGCAGGCCGAGCTGGCCGTCGCTCTGTTCGGCACCCAGGCCGAGGACTTGGGTGCTGCGCTGTTCGCGATGGACCCCTCGACCGCGGTCGCGGCGCTGGGCAAGGTCGGCGGCGCCGCCGACAAGATGGGGAAGGACCTGACCACCCCGGCGGCCAAGCTGACTGGGATCAAGCGCGCCTTGGAGCTGAAGGTCCAGAGCTGGTTGGTCGACGCCTTCGAATGGGTGAACGAGAACCGGTTCGAGATCGCCGAAGGCCTGCTGGACATCGCCGACGCCGTGGTCGGGATGATCCGCCCCCTGGCCGCGGTCGCCTCGGGCGGCCTGCGGGTCGGTCAGGCGATGCTCTACGTCGCCGCGGCGCAGGCGGCGGCCAGTGGCAAGATCGGCCAGTCGATCGAGCTGAAGAAGATGGGCGACAACCTGGGCAAGGTCGCCCGGGAAGCCTGGGATCTCGGCGACACCCTGCAGCGCAAGGCCAGCCCGGCGGTCGACGCGCTGCGCGCGAAGGTCGCCGCGGTGAAGTCGAAGCGGATCACCGTCGAAGCGGTCGACCGGGCGTCGAAGGTGGCCCAGCGGGTCCGTGCCGAGCTGGCCCGGACCCCGAACAGCAAGCGGGTCACCGTCCAGGTGACCTCGGCCGGCACCGTGCAGATGGTGCAACGGGAGATCAATCGCCTGACCGGCAAGGTGGTGGCGATCCAGGTCGGGACGATCGCCACCGGCCGCCGGGCGATGGCCGACGGCGGCCAGGTGCTCGGCCCCGGCGGTCCCCGCGACGACAAGATCCCGGCGCTGCTGTCCAACCGCGAGTACGTCATGCCGGCCGAGCAGGCGGACCGCTACCTGCCGATCCTGGAGGCCATGCGGCACGACCGAGTCGCGATGATGGCCGGCGGCGGCCGGGTCGGTGGGGCCGGCACGCTGCTCGGCGCGATGTCCGGAGGAGGTGGGTCGACGGTGCTGCAGCCGATCGTGGTCCAGCTCGACGGCCGGACCATCTGGCAGTCCCTGGTGCGGCTGAAGTCGCGCGAGGGCGTCCCGCGCCTCGGGCTGGCCTGATGGCCCGCCCGGTCTACGTCCTGCAAGCCGCCTTCGCGACCAGCCCGGACGACCCGGTCGACGACCAGGCCTGGACCGACATCACCTCCCGGCTGGACGTGCAGGCCGGGGTCGACATCACGTTCGGCCGACCCGACGAGTTCGGCGACGTGGTGCCTTCCACCTTGTCCGCCACCCTGAAGAACTCCGATGGCGCGCTCACCCCCGGCAACGCCGCCAGCCCCTACTACCCCAACGTCAAGACCGGGAAGTACCTGCGGCTCGGCCTGATGTATCCGGGCGCCGGGGTGCAGTACGCCGAGGGCGACCCGTCGTTCGAGGACGGGTCGACCTGGACCGGCGCTGGCTTCTTCGGCGGGCCACCCCCGGCGATGTCCAGCTCCGCGCTGCACCCGACCAGCGGCTCGAAGACCCAGCTCGCGACCTGGGGCACCGGCGGCCAGGGCATGTTCTACGTGACCCAGAGGGGCCTGGTCGCCGGCCAGCAATACACGGTCGCCCTTGACGTCTGGGTGCCGACCGGCTCGCCGAACGTGCAGTTGGGCGTCGGCGGGATCACCTTTGGCGTGGCCACCGCGGTCAAGAACGCGACGGTGCGGCTGGTCACCACGTTCGTGGCGACCGCGGTCGAGCACGACATCCAGTTGATCAACTCTTCGGCGCCCGGTGGCGCCGGCACCCAGTGTTTCGCCGACTCCTACTCGTGCCGGGCCGGAACGGCGTCGGCGTACGTCGCCACCCCCGGGGTGTTCTCCTGGCGGTTTACCGGCCTGGTCACCGAATGGCCGCTCGGCTGGCTGGGCGGGCCGGCGCTGGCCGCCGAGACCAGGTTGACCGCGGTCGACAAGCTGAAGCGGGGCGGGGACCTGGGCGAGTTCCGGACCTTCCTGCAGGAAGACGTCCTCGACGATGACCCGATCGCCTTCTACCCGCTGACCGAGGGCGCGAATTCGACCTCGGCCGGCGACGTGTCCGGGTACGCCCAGCGCCCGCTGACCATCCGGCAGGTGGGCACCGGCGGCTCGATCACCTTCGGCGAGGACCGGGTCGAGATCGGCGGCGGCGACCTGCCGACGGTGCCGCGTTTCTACGAGGACAAGGCCACCGGGGTCATCTTCCAGCGGGCCAGCGCGAGCAACGGGAAGTACCTGGCCGCGCTGCTCAACACCCCGACCACCGGCACCGCCGGGGCCACGGTCATGGTCTACGCCGAGCACCCGGGCGGGTCGGTCACCACCGGCACGCTGGCGGGGATGTTCGCCGCCGACGGCACTTCACTGACGCTGGAGGCCGATGCGTCCGGGACGGTCCTGGGCGCCTGGACACCAGCCGGCGGCACCCGGGTCACCATCTCGACCGGCTTCTTCACCTCCTCTGTGGACGGCTACACGCTGGTGCTGGACGTGCCGTCGGCGGGGAACGGCCGGATGCGGCTCTACTGGTTCGGGGTGCTGATCGCCACCTCGGCCACCTTCCCCATGCCCGCGGTGCCGTCCTGGTTCGAGGTGGTGGTCGGCGGGTCGCGGCGGAAGGACCCGGTCACCGCGGTGATCTCGCACGCCCAGTTCTACGATCACCCGCTCGACGCGGCCACGATCGACTCCCAGGTCTCGGTGAGCTGGGACGGCACCGGCTTCCTGCATGACACGACGATCCTGCGGGTGACCAAGCTGGCCGGCTTCGCCGGCTTCGACCTACCGATCTCCGTCCTCGGCTACACCGCCGGCCAGGAGCAGGCGGCCGGCCCGCAGGAGATCGAGGGCAACCCGATCGACAGCCTGCAGCGGATCGCCCGGACGGAGGGCGGCCCGCTCTACATCAACGGCGCCGGCCAGCTTGAGATGCAGATGCGCCGCTACCGGTTCAACGCTGCGGTGGCGCTCACCCTGGCCGCCGACCGGCTTGACCCCGGCACGCTGTCTTTCCGCGGCGACGACTTCGGCCTGATCAACGACGTGACCGCGACCCGCGGCGACGGCATGACCGCCCGAGTGGTGAACGAGTCCAGCCGGCAGGTGCACGGTCGGCGGAAGGGGGGCCTCGACACTGCGGCGGCCACCGACTCAGCTCAGCGGGCGCTGGCCGCCTGGACGGCGAACAGTTACGGCGTCGAGCGCAACCGGGTGACCGGCGTCCGAGTGTCCCTGCTCAACGACCCGGCCCTGATCCCGACGGTGCTCGGCATGGGCATCGGGTCGAAGCTGCGGATCACCAGCCTGGCCGGTCAGGCCCCGGCCGCCGAGGTGGACCTGTTCGTCGAAGGCTGGACTGAGCATATCGGCGAAACCGAATGGACGGTCGCGTTCAACACCTCACCGGCAGAGGTGTTCGACGTGTGGCAGATCGGGGTGGCCGGCCGGTCAGAGATCGGCACCACTACGAGGATCGGATACTGAAATGGGCACCGTTCCCACCCCGCTCGACTGGGTCGCGAACGCGGGCGCGATGGCTACGGCGGAGATGCTCGAGGCCGGGGTCGGCGACCCGTTGACCTTCCTGCTCAACCCGCCCGGCGTGCAGGCGTACCGCTCGACCGCAGTCCCCATCCCGGCCACCACCGCCACCCCGATCCCGTTCACCGTCGAGGACTTCGACAACGACGCCGGGGGCGGCGCCTCGGACACCATGCACGCGGTCAACTCGACCCAGTTCGTCGCCAAGTGGGCAGGCCGCTACCTGGTGGGTGGGCAGATCCCGTACGACGCCGCGACCTCCGGCGTCCGGGAGTGCCGTCTGACGAAAAACGGGGCCACGCTGATACCGGGCGGCCGGGTCATCCAGCCGGCCACGGCGGCCGCAGTGTCGTGCGTGCTGCCGCCAATCGAGGTGTCGATGAACCTGAATGACTACCTGGAGCTGGCCGCGTTCAGCGCCACCGCGGTCAACACGACCGCGGCGAACGGGCTGTTCCCGATCTTCCGGATGCGCTGGGTCGGGCCGTGAGCCGGCACCGGTTCGCCGCCGCGGTGGTGGCTGGGCACGGCGCCGGGCCGGCCGGGCCGCCCCTGCTGGACGACACCGAACAGGCTCGGCTGTTCGAGCTGGGCCAGGTGGTCGCGCCGGAACGGGCCGACCTGGTCTGGGTGCTGGAGCTGGTCGAGCGACTGGACCGGGCGACGCCGGCCCGGGACCGGGCGGCGTACGAACGGGGCCGGGTCGATGAGCGGCTGTACTGGCGGGTCCGGGAGGAGATGGCCCGTGCCGGCCTGGGCGACCGGCTGGCCCCGGTACCGCGGCTGGTCGTCGGCGGCGCGCTGGTGGTGCTCGGCGGGCTGGTGCTCGCGCTGGCCGCCTGGGTGGCGTGAGCCGCTCTACCCTCAGACGTGCCGGCCCGCTGGTCTTCCGCTGGCGTGGTCTCTCAGCGGGCCGGCACCCCACTTCCGCGGCCCTGAGAGCGATTCTCCCGGCCTGGGGTGTGGGGCTGTCGGTGAGCCGGCGCCCGCCGGCCAGCGGCTTGCTCGCCCTCGGGGCGGGTAAGCCCGGCCCGGACACGAGGCGGCCCCGGTCCGTCGACCGGGGCCGTCCCGCATGGGAGTGATCATCTTCTGAGGGGAAGACCAGACTACTCCCGCTGCCCGCTCTGGCCGGGCGTGTCGTAGGTCAGCGTGGCGAGGTCGGTCCGCTTGGTCCAGACCGCCAGCGCGAACCGCCGGCCCCCGGTGGCGACGTGCGGGCCGTCGTGCCCGGCGTCCCGGGTGCAGAACCAGGGTGAGCCGGGCGCGTCCCGGTCGTTGGTCTCCGGGCAGTCCCCGCTGGTGACTAGTTGGGTGTCGATCATCCCGGGCCGGATCACGACGCCGCCCCGGACCTCTTCTGGCCACCGGTCGCCGGGAAACACTCCCGACAGCGGTCCGCAGGTCGACACGCGCCAGCACGCGGCTTCGCACTCATGGTGGCAGGTGCCGCCGTCGGGGCATCCGGGCCGGATCACGACGCCGCCCCGGCCTGTCGGCGCAGGGTGCGCGCGACGGTGTCCTCCCGGACGTCCGGGAAGATCGTCCGGACGTCCGCCAGGATGTCCGGCAGGTTGTCCCCGTGGCGTCCGGACGCCGCCCGGACAGCCCGCGCGATGGCACCGCGGCCGGGCAGCTCGTTGGCCGGCGCGTCGTCCTCGTCCCGGACGTCCGGACGCTCCGGGACCGGCGGCCGGGGGACGTCCAGCCGCTCGGCCGGGATGTCCAGGGTCTCGACCGCCCCGTCCGCCAGCTCGACCGCGTACGTCCGGCGCAGTCCGCGGCGCCGCGGTGCCGGCGTGGCGGCCTCCCGGGCCTCGGCCGCGATCTGCCGCTCGGCGATCATCAGCGCCTCGTCCGGGGTGAGGCCGCGGTCCAGGACGGCCAGCTTCGTCGCCCGGACGGCCAGCGCCCGGTAGAAGACCCAGGTCATCAGGTCGACGGTCGCCCGGGGCTCCGGGACCCGGCCGGCGGCCCGGCCCTGCAGCCGGAACCGGCGCCGGAGCTGGCCCTCGAACAGCGCGACGGTGACCACCGGGAACGCCATCGAGACCAGGCCGAAGGCCAGCGGGTCACCGCGGAGCTGGTGCACCGCGAGCTGGGCGTAGGCGCCCAGCCCGGTGAGTAGCAGCAGGCCGGCATTCCACGGCAGCGAGGAGTCGCCGTCGGCGGCGACGGTGAGCGCGTGCTTGCCAAAGGCGACGGCGGCCAGGTCGAGGCCGGCGACGACCAGCAGCGCCAGCTCCGGCGGCATCCCGGCGAGCCGGGCCAGGGTGTAGAGGCCCCACGAGGACAGGGCCAAGGTGATCAGGGCGAGGAGCAGGAAGACGGGCGAGAGCTTCGCCGGTCGGGGGACGCGGGTCATGGCGTGGTCTCCGATGGTCGTGGACTAGTTCGTCGGTTCTCGAAACCCCAGCTCACCGGGGTATTGGGTCATTCGGTTTGTGAACACCTATTACGTTTCTGCCTGTTCGTCACCCCCGGGTCCCGGGTCCACGACCTCGGCCCGACGCTCGCCCCGGAAGACGTCGACCGGCACCCATGGCGGCCGGCCGGCGGCGGCGTCCCGGCGGTGCCGGGCCTCGATCTGCTCCCACAGCGGGACCTGGTGCGGCGCCCCCTTCTGGTGCTCGACATTGAACAGCGGGCGCAGCTCGGTGATGAGCTGCCGCTCGACCGCGTCCAGCTCGGTGTCGGTCGGCTCACCTCGCCAGATCACCCGGAACGAGCCGACGACCAGGTCGGCCCACGGTTTGTCGCCGCGGTGCTCGGCCTCCCGCTCGGCCAG